CCCAGACACCCGCCAGGCAACCATCGTCATCAGCAACCCGCTGTTTGACAACTACAACTACACTGTGAAGGAACATGGCAAGGACATCGCCTGTAACCTGGTCATCACCTTCAAGCTGCGGGAGGGCAAGCTGAACATGATGGTGCGTAACCGCTCCAACGACCTTCACTGGGGGTTGTTCGGCGCCAATCTCTGTCAGTTCTCTACCATTCAGGAGCTGATGGCCAGCTGGCTGGGTGTGGAGGTTGGCTGGTACGCCCATGACACTGACAGCCTGCACGTGTACATGGATGACTATGGGTACAAAATCACTGACCAGGTGTTGAAGGCCGAGCAGAAAGCCTTTGGGGAGTTCCCGGAGTGGGCCCCTGAGCATGGCTATCCCATCTGGAAGTTTGACCAGGAGCCCAGGATGGCCATGGACTACAATACCTTTGACCACTTCCTGGGATACTTCTGGGGAGCTATTGCCGGCAACCTTATCAATGACCAGATGTACATCCAGGGCAATCCATTGGACATCTATGAGTTCCTCAATGTGCGCAGTGACTTCATTGCTAACCTGGACCCCTATTGGGCTATGACGGTGAACGCCATGATTGCCTATAGGCTCATCAAGCTGGAATACTGGCAGGAGGCTCTTCATGTCATCGGCGCAGGTGTCCCGGCTTCAACTTGGAAAGCCTCCATGCTGTATTTTGTCCATCCCATGCTGGTCAGCCGCCTGAACAAGGCTGAAGACAGTGATACTGAGCACAAGTTCCAGGGGCTGCTGAAGCAGCACTATGAGCTGTGCGATGAGCTGACTGAGCACCTGGACGGTTCTGCGGAGGATAAGGCAGGGCTGCTCAACTACCTGACTGAGGTGGAGTAACCATGGACAAAGATGTACAGGCCCTGCTCAACCACCGCCGTTTAAGGCACATCAAGCGGTGTAACAACTTCCCCACCATCACCCCGATAAACGTGGCCGCTCACAGCTTTTTCGTGGCTGAAATGTCCATGATTATCGCTGACGAGGTGAATGAGGCCAATAAGAGCAGATTTCAAGTGGACATTGAGAGCATTATGCGGAAAGCTCTGTGTCATGACCTGGCTGAAGCCTATACTGGGGATATTCCTTGGAACATCAAGCACGCCAATTCATCTGTACACGCTGCTATCGCTGAAGCGTCTGACACCCGGTTGGATGCAGCTTATGCCGGGTGTACAGAGGCCCTCATGAACACCAAGTGTACAGCCCAGCAGTGTAAGGATGGTTTGGCTGGGGCAATTGTTAACCTGGCGGACATGCTGGAGTTGGGACTGTTTTGTTATGAGGAAGTGATGGCTGGGAATGCCCTTATGTACAGTATGCTTCAGAAGTGTATTGCCCTGTGTGAGAGTTTTATGGACAAAGACCGAATTTTATATGACTCCCACTTGGTCAGTGCCACTCTCAGTATGCTCAAAGACTTTTGTGGCCCGTGGACATCGGAAAATCCGTTGGACATCGACTAATTCACAGCGAGGTGGAATATACTATGGATGAACAGTTAAAACCCCAGGACGCCATCAGGGATACTCTTATTCAGATGTACAAAGCCTACACAGAGCGGCAAGACACCCTCCACCCGGACGGCGTAAACGCCCAAAAGGTCATCCCGGCTATACTCCAGTTGCAGCACGACAAGGAAGCAGTCTATGGACAGAGCTGGAGGAAGTATGGCATGGCATCCGCATTCCTCAACACCGCCCGTAAGTGGGACAGGATTGACAACATCATGCGGAAAGCTCTGGAGCACGGCACCGACATCCTGACGACTGGAGAGGCTGGCACCGCTCAGGAAACCTTTATGGACACTGTGGTGGATTTGGCCAGCTACAGTCTGCTTTGGGTGGGCTTCATGGCGGAACAGTATCCTGAAATGTGGCAGAAATTCCTGGACATGAATCACCTCAATCCCTAAGCAGCCAACACCAGCTTATACCGGGCCACCCGGATAAGTAATACATTACAACAGGAGGTAATCACGAATGGCAAGCAAGAAGGCAAAAGTGGAGAACAAGGTGGGCACGACCTTTACCACTGAGGACATCATCAAGGCTATCACCGAGCGCAGCAAGGGCACGGACACCCAGCTCACCCAGAAGCAGGTGGCCGACACCGTCAACCTGTTCAAGGACGTGGTCAGCGAGGCGCTGGTCACCGGCCAGAAGGTGCAGATGACGGGCTTCATCACCATTGAGCCCAGCTACCGCAGCGCCCGGAAGGGCAACAACGTGGTCACTGGGGCACCCATGGACATCCCGGAGAGCGTGGTGCTCAACGTCAAGGCGGGCAAGGGCCTGAAAGATGTCACCAAGAACATGGATGCCAGCATTATGGCCAGCCTGAAGGCGGCCAAGGGCGGCAAGGAGTAAGATTCATCAAGGCCAGAGAGCGGCGTGGTGTAACAGCCATGCCGCTCTTGCTTTTTGTGTAAAATCTCTTTATTTAGGTGTGAGGCTATAATTGAAAGGATGTGATGTTAATTTGGCTGACTGCAGTATGTGTAAGCTCTGCCATAATACTGAAAAGCCCTGCCTGATGGGTAGAGGCCCCAGAGGTGCCAAAATCATGATGATTCAGGACGCACCCAGTCAGTTGGAGAGCACCAAAAGTAAGCAGTTTTTCGGTAAAGTCTATAATTCATTCATGGTGGCTTTGGAGCGGAGGGACATTGACCCCGCTGACATCTACTTTACCAGTGTGGTAAAGTGCCCTTTGGCCGATGAGGGCAGTGACCTGACTATGGCTATGACCCGTGAGTGCCTGGCATACCTGAGTGCTGAGATACGGACAGTTGACCCTGATATCATTGTGCCTATGAGCAATCAGGCTCTGAAGGCCACTTATGGTAAGACAGGCATCACCAAGTTCCGGGGTAACGCAATGGAGGTAGAGCTGGAAGGGCGCAGCCGTATAGTAATACCTGTTATTCACCCCCGTCAGGCCGTTCGCAAACCCGCCTACAAAGACCTCATTCTCAAAGATTTAGACACCTTGGCTGATTGCTACGAAAACGGCATGAACGAGGTCACAGGGGTGGACTACCATGTTATAGAGGACAAGGAAACAGCCCTACAGTGGATTGAACGGTTAAGCAACGCCGAATGGCTCTGTTTTGACTTGGAAACCACCGGCAAGTCTGCTTTCATGGATAGCAGTAAAATCGTTTGTATCAGCCTCACCGACAAGCCTCATACCGGGTGTGTCATTCCCTTGTATCACCATGAATCCCCTATCACAGGCAAAGACCGGGATGAAGTGATAGCAGCTTTGAAGGAGCTGTTGGAAAACCCAGCCATCAAGAAGGTAGCCCACAACGGGAAGTTTGATATTGAGTGGCTGAAATACTGGCTCCATATCGAGGTGGCCAACTTCTGTTTTGACACCTTGTTGGGTCACTACTTGGCCGTGTCAGAGGAACAGGGCACTCAGGGCCTGAAAGGGTTGGCATGGGAGTTCACTGATATGGGCGGCTATGATAATGAGCTGGATGAGTATCGCAACAAGCTCCCAGAGGCTATCCGCTACAACTATGATAACATCCCGTGGAAGATACTCAGTAAGTACGCCGTGGCCGATGTAGACTGCTGCCTGCGGCTGAAGGAAATTTTCATGCCGATGATTGAGGAAAACCCCAAGTGGGTTACACTCATGAATGAGTTCTTGATGCCTGCGTCCTATGCTCTTATGGATGTTGAGGGCGCTGGGATGATGATGGATGAAGATGTCATCGAGCGGTATGCCCAGAGCTACGGACAGGAGTTGGCCCGGATAAAGAACAGGCTGGCTTCTTTCCCAGAGGTCACGCAGCTGGAGCGTATGCGGCGTGAGAAGTGGGAGGAACGGGAAGCATTGAAGCTCATCCCCAAGAAGGACAGGACGCCAGATGAACAGGCCAAGTTTGAGGCATATGGTAAGTACAAGAAATGGCAGTTCAACTGGAATAGCACCACGCAGCTCAGGGAGCTGTTGTTTGACAAGTTGGGGTTGACCACTGAGGTGGTCACTGATAAGGGAGAACCCAGCACCAATGAGGATGCCTTGAACGAAATGGCAGAACAGCATGAGATACCTAAATTGATGTTGGAGCTGCGGAAAATTGACACCCTTAACAACATGTTTATCAAGAAACTGCCTGACATGCGGGGAAGTGATGGCATCGTGCACCCGTCCTTCAATTTAACTGGTACAGTCACTGGAAGAATGTCATCTGAAAACCCAAACGCCCAACAATTTCCAAGGAAAACTGGAGATATTTTTGCTTTCCAATATCATAATGAACCGAAAGCCCTATTCAATACCCGGTATGGCTCTAATGGCTGTATCCTTCAATTTGACTATTCTCAGCTGGAAATCCGCATTGCCGGTATCATCAGTGGGGATAAGCAGCTGTATGAGGTTTACCATTCCGGGCAAGACCTCCACAAGGCTACCGCAAGCCTGGTATGGCATGTACCAGTGGAGGAAGTATCAAGTGATATGAGAAGCAACGCCAAGGCTGTCAACTTTGGTTGGTGAAAATCGTAACAATAATGCCAAAGTAAAACCCGCCTCACAACGGTTTCAGCTAACTAAGCCACTGTCACACTGCAGTGAGTAAATACGCTGATATATGAAGAATAAACCTTGTGGCCTGAAAAGGCTTGACCAGGAAAACCGTGCCTAAAGGGTGTACTCAGGGTGCACCGGGTGTAGCGCACTTATTGCAGGCGGCCTACCAGTGATGGTAAAATCAATCCAGCCTGTATAACGGTGGGAATTATCCACAGTAAAATTTTGACAGCCTAAAAACGTCACCACACCAAAATTATATTCCGAAATATAAACGGAAATGAGGTGTAGTGTATGTCCAAAATACAAAGGGTTCCCATTTTTCTACCTGAAACTGGAAATCCGAGGTTTACCCGGCATGTAGCTGCTGATTGCCAGCGGTGTGGTAAGCCCTTCCAGCTCAGGAGCCCAAGAGCCAAGTATTGTGATGATTGTAAACCTATTGTTGAGCGAGAAAAGGCCCTTCAAAGATGGAAAGATGCTGGGAGGCCCCAGACATCAGCTAAAAACTGGAAATGGATAAATGGCCGAAAGGTGTACATTCATTCAGGCTATCATCAAAAGGGTACACTTAACAATAACTACAAGAACGGCACTGGGATTGACTGGTTTGCTGAAGCCCTAAAAGTCTTGCCTGCTAGGTGTAACAGGTGTGGTAAGGTGGAAACAGATGAAAAGTATATCATTAAAAATCTGTTACTTCATCACAGGGACGGCAATCATGAGAACAATGACCCCAGCAATTGGGAAATTCTTTGTAAGCAATGTCACCAAGCACACCATAGTGTTAGAGGTGCTGATGGCAGGTTTGTGGGTAATAAGGGTTAGTCCAGCGTGATTATTTACGGTAAATCCGGTGTAACATTCGCAAAAGACCTGTTTTTTGGAGAGGGAGAAGGCAAGACCACTGATTGGGATAAGGCTCGTGATATGGGCCTAAAGCTGGTTGATGACTACCTTAACACTTTCAGCGGCCTGAACAAGTGGTTGAAGAACACCAAGAAATTCGCCTACAAGCATGGATACGTTGAAACCATGTTTGGTAGGCGGCGCAGGTTGCCTGACCTCCATTCCAGTATTCAGACCTTAAAGAACAACGCAGAGCGTCAGGCAATCAATGCTCCCATCCAGGGCACAGGTTCTGATATGACATTGCGTTCCATCATTCTGATTCAGCAGTATCTTAACAAGAACCACATGAAGACAAAGATGATTTGTACCGTCCATGACTCCATCGTATTCGATGTGTGGCTGCCTGAGCTTCAGGATGTATTCAACTTTGTCAAGACTACCATGGAGTCAGTTCACAAGCCGTTCATTGACACTGATGTTCCGATTGTGGCTGAGGCAGAGCTGGGTGATGCCTATGGCTCCATCTACGAAATTGCCAAGATTGATGACCTGGTAACGCCCCAGGACTATTTTGATTGGCTTCATGAGCAGAAGATTGCCAAGTATGTCAAGGAAATCAAGGGGTGTAAGAAAGCTGGGTATGATATTAAGGCAACTCTGGCCTACCTCCAGCAGTATGGGCGGCCTATTTTGGAGCTGAAAGACAAGTTTATTGAAATCTATTCAGAGGACTGAAAAGCCTCTGTATAAACAGCAAAAAGCCTTTATTTACTGCATAACAAACAAGGAGGTCACCAAAATGAGTGATACGGATACCCGCATGGACATTCTCAACTTTACCATCGCCACCGTGGACGGCGTGCCCACCGAGACTGAGCTGGGTGATGACCTGGCTATTGACCCCGGCGACATCAACCAGTCCTTCATCGACCAGCCTGGGAAGTTTGCCTGGTGGGCGGTCATGGCGGCCAAGGCCCGTGCCAAGGCTGACCGTCTGAAGGTGGCAGCTGAAAAGCAGGATGACTTCATCCGCAAGACCCTGGTGGGCACCCTTGATTCCAAGGTGCGCCAGGAGCTGGAGCTGGATGGTGAGAAAATCACTGAGAGCAAGGTCACCAGCGGCATCTATAAGCATGATGACTATATTGTCGCCGTGGATGAGTATAACAAGCTGCGGGAACAGTGGGTGCAAGCCAACGAGGATGCCAGTGTCCTGGAGGCAGCCCGTGACGCCATGTACCAGCGCAAGGATATGCTCATCAGCCTGGGCGCTAATATGCGGATGGATATGTCCAACACCGAGCTGTCTATGAAAAAGCAGCAGGTGGCCGACACCATCCGGGCTGGCCGCTCTGGGAGAAAGCCCATTACAGCTGCGGACGCTGCTGAAAGCTGATAGGCCCACTTTGTTTAAGATGTCCGGCAAAAAGCGTATGTATAAAAGGAGGAAATAACGCTATGGCATTGAACATGGACAAGCTCAAGAAAAAGTCTGAAGACCTTTCCAAGAGCGGCGGCGGGGCTGACTATGACAAGCTCCAGCCTGGCAAGAACGTGCGGCGGGTGTTGCCACCCAAAGGTGACAGGGATGTGTTCTGGTCTGAGGGCTATGTCCACTTCCAGGTGGGGCCTGAAGGCAAGTCCACCGTCACCTGCTTGGAAACCTATGGCCAGGGGAAGAAATGCCCCGTCTGCCAGTATGTAGAGCAGCTGAAGAAGGGCAGCAAGGCCGACAAGCAGCTGGCTGACCGTATTCGCCGCACCCGGCGCATGTACATTAACGTCATCAACCGGGATGGCGAGGATGAAACCCCCAAGGTATTGCCGGTGGGCAAGACCATCCTTCAGCCCATCATCGACATTATCTGTGACCCGGACTATGGCGACATTACCGACTTTGAGGAAGGCCGGGACATCACCATCACCAAGACCGGCAAGGGCCTGAATACGGAGTACAGCGTCATCGCCAAGCCCAAGCCCAGTGTGGCCAGCGAGGAAATGACTGAGGATGAGCTGCAGGAGGCTCTGCCTGACCTGGATGCCCTCTTCATCAAGAAAACCCCGCAGGAGATTCAGGACATCCTGGACGGCACTGACGGGGACGATGATGACAATGATGACGGCGGCAGCGGTGCGGTGTCCTATGATGACATGGACCTGGATGACCTCACCGCTCTGTGCGAGGAACGGGGTATCAAGCTGCCTCCCCGGCCCACGGCCCTGAAGCTCATCACTCTGCTGGAGCGGTATGACGAGGAAAATGGTGAGGATGAGCCGCCTAAGCGCACCTCCAAGGCGGGCAAGAGTACCAGCAAGAAGCCCAAGGACGAGGATGACGGCGAGGATGGTGATGACCTCCCTTTTGAGGGCGGCGATGATGGTGACGAGGATGACGGCGAGGATGGTGACGACCTTCAGGCAGAAATCGCCAAGGCCGTAAATAGCCGCCGCAATCGCAAGTAATAACACCAGTAGCATGGCAGCCTGCAGAACATTAACCTGTGGGCTGCCATTTGTGTACACTGATGAATTGGAGGTATCTGTAAATGGCTACTGAAAAGACCCAGAAGCGCACCCCCATCAAGGCACCCCAGGATGATGTGGACCAGTTTGTACACTCACTGGCCCAGTCAGTCAACAAGACCCTGAACAAGAGCAACTACAACGACCTCATGATTGGAGGTCAGGGCAACGATGACATGTCCGTCCCCTACTGGGTGCGCACTTATCTGCCGGCCCTGGACTATGCTGTGGGCGGCGCCAACCATCCTGGTTTTCCTGGCGCCCGTATCATTGAGCTGTACGGGGCAGAGGGCAGCGGCAAGTCCACCCTGTGCGTGTGGCTGGTTAAGCAAGCTATCGAGCAGCTGCATACTTTTGCTGTCTATCAGGACGCAGAGCGGGTGCTGACTGAGGAAATCATCAAGGGCACCCAGATTGACATGGATAAAATCATCTATCAGCAGCCGGATACCCTGGAGGAAGTATTTGAGACCCAACAGGCAGTGCTGGATAACCTGGGCACCCAGACCACCAAGCGGCCTGTGGTAACAGCTCTGGACAGTGTGGCGGCGTGTTCTACCAAGTCTGAGATTGAGGGTGACTATGGAGATAGCACCATGGGTATTCATGCCCGCATCATGTCCCAGGCTATGCGTAAAATCAAGTCTCCTGTGCTGGAGAACCAGGTGTTGTCCCTGTTCGTGAACCAAATCCGGGAGAAGATGAATGTGTCCTGGGGAGCCAAGACCGATACATTTGGTGGCAAGGCTCTGAAGTTCTACGCCAGTGTGCGGATTGAGCTGGCCAAAATCAAGACCCTGAGAAGCGGCGACAAGCCCCCGTATGGGTGCACCATTCAGGCCACTCTGTTCAAGAATAAGGTGGCGCCTCCCATGCGCAAGGCCACCTTTGACATCCTTTTTGTTGAGGACGATGATGGATGCAGCTATCCCCAGATTGACTACATCGGAGCCATTCTGGACTGGTGCAAGGCCAATAAAATCATCGGCGGCGGCATGGGCCGCTATGAGATTGACGGGAAGTCCCTGTACAAGGTTCAGGCCCGTGAATACCTGATAGACCATCCTGACCTGCTGGATGACCTCATTGAGAAGTCCTACAGTGTCAAGTCTGCTAACCTGCCCAAGGCCAGTGGCTCTGACGAGGATGGAGAGGATGATGAGGAATGAGCGGCACCACTCTTTTGGTAGACGGGAACAACCTTGCATATAGGTGTAATTCTGTTGTCGAGCTGAGCACCAAGGATGGCAGACGGACATCCGCCATCTACGGTGTGCTAAACAACATCCCTGCCATGGTTAGGGAGGTTGGTGAGGAATTAGACAGGGACGTGAGTGAAATTGTCGTAGCATGGGATTATGGCCATAATAAGCGGCGCACTCAACTGTATCCTGACTATAAGGGCACCCGGCACCATGATAAGACTGCTGAGGAAAAGACCTGGTATGAGGAATTCATCCAGCAGACCACTATCCTGCATGATATGCTGCCGCTTATTGGGGTGAAAAGCCTCAAGGTCAGAGGGCAGGAGGCTGACGACCTCATGTACAGTTACATCAGCTTGGCCCGTATGGAGCGCAGTGATGATGAGGATACCCATTTTGTCATCGTGTCCACTGATGAGGACTTCTTGCAGCTGGTGGCTGATGACGTAACCGTGTACAGCCCTATCAAGAAGTTGACCTACACTGCTGCAGCCTTTGAGGATATGGTGGGGCTTCAGCCCTCTCAGTTTATGGACTTTAAGGTGCTGAAGGGAGATAGTTCAGACAACATTCCTGGCATCTACGGCATTGGGGATAAGACTGGCAAGAAGCTCATTGCCCAGTATGGGAGCCTGAACGGGTTGTTGACCTCAAAAGACCCTCAGCTGCGGAAATCTAAGGTGACCAGCCGCATTTTCACACCAGAGGGGCTGACCACTCTGGACCGTAACAACAGGTTGATAAACCTGTCTGCCTATGTTGACCTGGAGGAAACACGGACTGAGATTGAGGATATGCTCCATTCCCAGCCGTCTGTATCCGATAAGGCTGCCCGGCAGTTCTTGATGGAATACCAGTTGTCATCTATCCTGGTGAAGTATCAGGAGTGGATAAGACTGTTCAAGACAGTAAACTCCATGTATTATAGCTGAACATCATCCGATGTCCAGTCACCTTCCGAAATTATAGAAACATGCCGAAAAGGAGCCAACTATGAGAAAAAATGTTCACGCTGAAGCCATTTTAGCCTTAATGAGAGAGGCCAGGCAGCCTGTCAAAGGCCCTGATGGCAAAACCAGACCGTCTGACTTTCGTGCAGACAACAACGTGACTGTCAAAAGCACTGCTATCAGTATCAACTTCATTGAGGTGCCTGACCCGGAGCACACCTTGAAAATCCCCACGACCATTATCACCGTTTCTGTTATGAAAAATCGGCGGCGTGCTCAGGCACTGAAGCCGTCCAAGTTTGGTAGCCTGATGGGTTCCCTTGAACACGTCTTGGCTCAGGCTGATGTCGATGAGATTGGCTTTCCCTACTATCAGTCACTCAAAGACGTTATGCCCCATAAATACTGGTGTGGTCAACTGGATTGCCACCGCATGTTTATGATTCCGACTGCGGACGTGTTCAAGGTGTATGATGCTCTGTTCACCCAGGAGCGTGTTAAACACTACAATCACCTGGGGGCTATGGGTGTCTTTGCAGTGCTCCAAACGACAAGTCACAGCTCTACAAGCCAATTCTTTTGTGATGAGGAGGAAGCAAAGAACCATGAACCCGACAGTGATGAAGATGAATAAAACTAATGAATTGGGCATAAATCTGAACGTGGGCAGCCAGGTGGATGAGCGGTTCAGACAGCTCATTGCCAGTATTCCTGCGGAGCTGAAGAAGATTGCTGGCATTGGGGAGCTTGACCCTTTTGTGTTGGCTGAGAAGTTCTTCAGCAGCGGCAACGTGGCTGATGCGAGCATCGACCCCAACGCCAACATGGGCAACAAGTCCCCGGTGTCATTTCAGTCTGAGATTTTTAAGCCTCAGCTGAAATACCGCTCCTATTATGAGATGTGGAAGCGGATGGTGGACAGCTTTGGGCTGGAGGAAGCAAACAAGGCCATCAGGGCGTGCGTTATCAATGCCTTGTACTTCCATGACATCACCAAGATTGATGAGCCATACTGCTTCGCCTTTGACACGTCTTTTATGATGCAGGAGGGACGGCCCTATGGCTGGCTGCCCAGTGTGGCTCCCAAGCGGTCATCCAGCTTCATGAGTCAGCTGGTGGAAAGCACGATGGATATGAGCCAGGAGCATGCTGGGGCAATCGGTATTGCCAATCTCATCGTCAACCTGGCCTACTACACCCGCAAGGAGCGGGCACAGCTCCATCGCCAGCTGGAGGCCCAGATGACTCGGTATCAGGCTGCTGGACTTGATGATGACATGGTCAAGGAGCTGCTGGTGAACGCCATTATGGTGTATATCTCTGCTATTGGGCAGAATGCACCCAAGGCCGCCGAGGTTGTGCTGGATGAGAACGGCAAGGTGGAAATGCCCTCTATCAGTGTCACTGACGGCCTTATGGAGGTGGCCGGTGACCTGAGCACTGTCACCTTTGATGGGGTGATGAAGCTGGCCGACCAGGTGTACAATAAGTATGTCCAAAACCTGTTCCAAAACTTTGTCCATATCATGCACAACACGTTCCGCATCGGCGGTGACAGCCCGTTCACCAACATGAGCCTGTTTGACCACCTCACCTTCCAGACTGTGTTTGCTGATGCCAAATACCCGGATTACAGCGCTGTGGTGGACAATTACGCAGAGGTGGAAACGCTTCAGAAGGTGTTTGTGGAGTTCTTTTATACCGGCAGTCCCACCAATGGTAAAAACTATCGTTTCCCGGTCACCACCGTCAACATTAAAACAGCCTCCAGTGGCAGAATTGAAGACAGGGAGTTTTTTGAGTACATGGTGCTCAAGAACAAGGTGCGTGGGGCTTTTAACATTCACGTGGGTGAAAAGGTTGCAACCTGTTGCCGCCTGACTTCTGACCTGTCCATCCTCAAAGACCAAATCCGCATGGACACGTTTGGTAACGGTGGTTTGTCCATTGGCAGCCACCGGGTGGTGGCGGTCAACCTCCACCGTATGGCTCTGCTGGCCCGGTACACCAATAAGAGCTTTGATGAGGTTCTGATGGAGCACCTGAATATGGTGGAACACCTACTCATTACCCACAAGGCCCTGCTGAAAGAGCGGATTGACCAAGGATTCCTGAAGTTCTTCAACATCGGTTGGGAGGACATCAACATGTTCTTCAGCACCATCGGCTACACTGGGCTGATTGATGCCTACGCTGTTAACCAGGGCGTGACGATTGAGAACGTGGTAGCTGATGAGCACCTGCTGGCCGGGTACGTGGATTTTGCGTCCAAAACTATTGACATCATGGAAACCTTTGCCCATGACGCTGGTAAGCGCACCCCTGGTTTTGCTTATAATGTGGAGGAAGTTCCAGGTGAGAATGCCAGCCCCAAGATGGCTCAGTCTGACAACTTTATCTTCAAGGACAAGCCTGACTATGTGGCGGTTGACCTCCTGTCCAACCAGATGGTGCCGTTGTATTGTAACGTCCCCATGATGCAGCGGCTGGAAATTTCCGGTAAGCTCATGAACAAGGTCAGTGGCGGCTCCATTCTTCACCTCAACCTCACAGAGCAGGTGACTGATGAGGCATATTTGGAGCTCATCACCATGATGATTGAGCGGTACAAAATCCCGCATTTTGCCCTGAACGTGGGCACCAGTATTTGTCCCAACGGCCACACCACTCCCGGCATCATGCAGTACTGCCCTGTCTGTGGAGCGGAGCACACTGACTTCAATGTCCGGGTGGTGGGTTTCAACACTGATGTGTCGTCCTGGTCCAAGGAACGCCGTGACGAGTTCAAGCGGCGGCAGTTCTATGGAGCCAGTGATGTAGACCTCACCGCCAAAAACATTCTCTGAGCACCTATAACTGCTAAACGGGGCAGGGGTACGCCACCCTGCCCCGTTTCTCATCTGGAGGTAAAATCATGCCGTATTCAGTCAGAAATTTGTCTATTTCCAGCATTTTATTTCCCTCATTGAATTCCTCTTTGGAGGGGATAAGTGCTGACCTGTTCTTTAGGGGCTGCCGCCGTCATTGCCCAGGATGTCATAACCTGGAGCTGCAGACATTCCAGGCCCCGAATAAGAGCGTTATGGACGTGGTGAGAGCTGTACAAACCAACCAGGTGAAAATTCTCACCTTAATGGGTGGGGAGCCGTTGGATGTTGACCATGATGTTCTTATTAACCTGTTGGAAGCTCTGAAGAAGTTTTGCCCGGATACCCGCATCAACCTTTACACAGGCTATGAGCTGGAAGAAATTCCAGAGGACATCAAAAGCTATGTTGGCTCAATCAAGACCGGGATGTATGACGAAACCAAATTGAACAAGCGTCCTTGCTTCCTGGCAAGCTCCAATCAGCGGTATTACCAGCGCAATTCCACTGGGGAATTTGTACAGGTGTACCCAGTGATGTGATTTGAAGTCTGTGTCTTATTTTATATGTAACTCTCTTAAACCCTTTTCAAGGTGGTAGAAAATATGACAGAGCTTCAACAAAAAATCACAAGTGCCTTTGACGTTTTGGGGCTGGTACAGGACACTCCAGCGTCTACGGGCAAACAGGAAATTCTGAAGGCACACGCCGACAACGATGTGCTGAAAACTGTCCTGTTCATCACGTACAACCCATTCATCCAGTATTTCATCCGTAAGGTGCCAGAGGTGCCCCCGGTCAACCGGGATGAGGTGTCTGAGGTAGTGTACAATGAGTTCCTTCAGCTGCTGTGTAAATTCAAGGAACGGCAGCTGACAGGGAATGCGGCCTTAGATGCCCTTAATGCATTTCTGAGCACCTGTAATGCTGTTGAGCAGAAGTGGTACACCAGAGTTATCCAGCGGGACATCAAGTGTGGTATCGCAGATAAGTCTATCAACCGGGCATTTCCCGGCCTAGTGCCCACCTATGAAGTGTTGTTGGCTGATAAGTTTGAGGCTGCTGACTTGGGCCTGGATACTCCCAAGGCGCTGAAACTTCTGCCTTCAGACTACATTTGTGAGCCAAAACTGGACGGCATGCGGCTGAATATCTACAACGAGGAAAGGAAAGACCCATACATTTGCAGCCGCAACGGAAAACTCATCTTTGGATACAATGCCCTGTTAAAAGAAGTGGCTGAGAAGCTGCCCAAGGGGTATGTCTATGATGGAGAGCTTATGTCCCTGGACTTTGAGCAGACCCTTCAAAAGGCCATAGATGGGACTGTGTTTGAGCACCCAGAGTCAGATTGCTTTAACAGCCTGATGACGGCGGCTTTTTCCCATGCTGGTAACAAAGAGGGTGTGTATAACCTCTTTGATGCTGTTCCGATTGCCGAGTGGAAAAAGCGCACCACAACCCAGCCGCTGAGTGCCCGTAAAGCGTTCATTAGCACCTTGAAAGCCTTGGACTTTACCACCATTAAAATCGTGGAGTGGTCACCTATCTTCCATCGGGACAGCGAGGCAGACCGGCAACGCACCGTGGAGCTGTTGAAGTATTTTGTGTCCATAGGCTATGAGGGCTTGATGGTAAAGGACTACAACGCCAAGTATGAATTCAAGCGCAGTAAAACCCTTCTGAAGATGAAGTTCATGGATAGTGATGACCTGGAAGTGACGGGTGTCTATGAGGGCAATAAGGGCACCAAGTATGAAGGGATGCTGGGCGGCGTGTACTGTGACTATAAAGGCTACACGGTGGGCGTTGGGAGTGGTTGGTCAGATGAGGAACGCCAGCTGTATTGGCAACATCCTGAGCTCATTGTAGGTAAGACCATTGAAGTATGGTTCCAGAATGAGAGTAACAACCAAAGTGGTGGGGTGTCCATCCGTTTCCCCATCAAAAAGTGTATCCGACAGGATAAGTAGCAGACTGGGGGTGACTGCGTATGGGCAAAAAATACACCGTGTTACCAAAGGATGTTGCGGCTGCGGTAGCCAATGCCCAGTCTCACATGTTAGATGTGGATATATCCATCAAGCGAATACAGGAAATCAAGAAGGAAGTTGCCAGTCATATCGGGCAGCTGGTGTTGTTGTCTAACTTTGGAGAGCGGAATGCAACCCCATCGGTGGTCACCATTGAAGCTGTTTACCCGAATTTCTTTATTGTTAGCTGGCCTTGTTATGCTCCCAATGGAAAGTACCGACAACACCTGCGTGAGAGCTATCTATGGTCAGACCTGTACACCCGTTCTGTCACGCTGAAGTACCTGGACGGCGATGATATTTGAGAGGGGTGGTGACTATTGGGCAAGTATCAGAAGGGCAAGACTGACTATCTTGACCCTGACAAACTGTATGAGCAATACCAACCCTTAATGGGAAGTATTTATGCCCGCTTTTCTAAATACAACGGTATTTTTCACTGTCAAGCTGATTATGAGGACTTGAAAAGCCAAATTGAGCTGGAGTTTGCCCGGCTCTGCCACGAGTTCAATCCAGCCCGTGGCGTTGACTTTCCAGGCTATGTCAAGATACACCTTCAGCAGAGGGTATATCACTATATCACCAAGCTACAGCGGCGGCTGAAGTATGAGGGCACCATCGTGGGTAAGACCTATGATGACTCTGACAACCCAGTACTGGACTTTGATAACACCACGGAGCTGATTGATGAAGAATCAATCAAAGCCTTTGAAAGGGTGGAAGCCCTGGCCAGCTTGGACTGGAGAGCCATCCTGGGTAAGAAGCATAAGCGGTTGATTGAGTGTGTCCTGTATGAGCATAAGACCTTGGAGGAAATCGCTGAGCAGGAAGGGGTGGCCATTAAGGTTGTTCGACTGCGACTGCACTTTGCCTGTGAGCGGCTCAAACAGTGGTATCAGAGGCAGGAGGAATACCAGTCATTCAGAGCACTGAACCCAGGGTACACCTTTGAGGACTTTATGGCATACAAGCGTCAGGTGTCCAAGATACCCCGGCAGCCTATCATTCTGGGATTGCGTCAGCCCATAGTGGCTGACGATAAATCATATGACATTCCACTATTTTAACAGGAGGAATAACAATGGATCCTTTTGAGAAAATCGTATACACTGGCATCCCCGCCAGCATCATGGTGCTTGACCGCCACTCTTTCCGGCAAAACTGCGACCTGGCCCGTGATGCCTTGCGTAACCTGAATTTGGTCATCACCGCCGTGGACAACTTCCTGGCCACCGTCAAGTACAAGAAGATGCCCCACGACATCGGCACGGTGATTCCTGTCCGTGCCCCTATGTCCCCAGAGGCCATGAACGACCCTGACCAGCCACCCCGCAGGGTGGTGTACCAGGACAGCATCAAGTCCTACACTATTGATTTGACCAAGTACCCGGCTTTTCAGCCTGTGATGGCGGCGTGGTTGAACATCGACCCGGATGACCCCGCCTTTGACATCGCCCGTGACCTGGTGTCGGTGGCTCTGGCCTACATCGATGAAAACCCGGCGTGGGATGAAGAAGATGACGATGACGGTGAATGCGGTGCCTCTGGTTGTGGCTGCTCCTGTTGCCCCGGCGAGTGCGCTGAATATGGTATGTATTATGGCTGCCCTCAGTGTGATGACAGTGGCTGCGCTGAGGTTGGCACCCTAAAGGCTCAGGAGGGTGCTCAGAAAATCGAGGTACACGTTCACATTCACCAAGATGGCACCCCGTGCACCGCTACGGCTGGCGAGGATGCTGCGGAGGAACATCCTGCTGATAAATCTTCACCAGCCTCTTAAAACACCAGAAAATGCGCTCTACGCAGCAGGAAAGGGTGGTGAAATAACTTGCCAAGTGATGTTAAGCGTACACCAGTTATATCGGAGCCAGCTGCTGAAATCGTGGCTGTTATGCGTCCGCTTCAGGTGACTGATTTTCTCCCCAAGGTGGCCTATCAGATACAGGGCGCAGAGGTGTCCACCGAGGCTCTGGAGCTGAAAGAGGCTCTGGAGGTGTTTCTGGAGAAAAACCAAGAGGTCATACCTAACGGGGCAGTCACCACTGACCCTGATGCCTTGGAGCAGTTCACCAAGGGCTTCAGGAACGCTATTGCCTTGGTTGAGCTCTGGATTGATTCCATGTACGTGACGAAAATGCCAACAGAATAAAACATCGATGGGGCTGCCTACCACCAGGCAGTCCCATCGTTTTTACATCTTGTGAGAGATAACCTGTATGTGACCTGGATACTATATTATTGTTACGGGTGGGCTCAAAGGAGGTGGGCAAATGCCACTGCAACCAATCCGCAATGGGGACACGATGGACGAATGGCGTGACAAAATCAATGATGTCGTTGCCCATCTTAACCATCAACCAACAGTGCCCCCACCGGGCCATCATCCACGAGGACAATATGTCAAGAATTTCTCTGTATCCGAATGGCGCAAGTACAGGGATGGTTTTTACAGGTTGAAAATCCTTCCCAATGAGCACCGTTTAGGGCCATATGCTATGGTCAGCCAGTTGCTGTCCAAGAGCGGGGAGAAATACAGCAGCGTGTTGTTTTCGTGGAAAACCTACGTGGATGGCACCGTTGTTATCCTGTCACAAGTTGTCTTTAATGGCAAAATAATTCTTGAAAGGGGTATGTAATTTATGGCGAGTATCACTAACACTGACGGCAATGTGACCGTGGTTCTGGACACCATCAAGCTGGGTATGACCTATGACGCCCTCATCACCATGCTCAACGGCAACTTCAGCGTGCTGCAGCAGGTGGCTGACGAGTTGGAGGGCAGCGCCATCACTATGGATGATGTCAACGCCGCCATCGACACCAAAATTGCTTCTGTCTACAAGCCCGCTGGGTCCAAGGACTTCGCTGCGCTGGGCACCCCGGACGCCACCCACCTGGGCAAGGTGTACAGCATCAATAACGGCTTCACCGTCACGGCTGACTTCGTGGAATATGACGCCACTGAGGGCGCCACCCAGAAGAGCTACGGCCCCGGCGTGAACGTGGTCTGCGTGGACACCGGCACCGCTGAGGCTCCCGCCTACAAGTGGGATGTCCTGGGCGCTTTCGTTGACCTGACACCCTATTTGACCAAGGATGAGGCTTCCAGCACCTACCTGACCCAGACGGCGGCGGCCAACACCTATCTGTCCAAGACCGATGCTGAGAACACCTACGCCAAGAAAAATGACGCCTACTCCCTGCCCGTGGCCGGCAATGCCCTGGGCGGCGTGAAGAACGGCGGCAACGTGGTCGTGGATGCTGAGGGCAAGATGAATGTCGGTTCCAAGCTGACCTTCACCGCCGATGCCGCTGACTGGACCGATGTGGCCGGTGGCTACAAGGCCCACACCATCCCCTCCACCGCCATCCCCGTATCCGTGTTCAAGACGGGTGCGGACAACACCGATGAGGAAGTCATGGTGGGCCTGAAGCGTACCGCCACCGCCATCGTCATCACCGCCTCTGAGCCCTTTGCGGGCTATGTCCAGGTCATCTAAGACCAGCTGTCGCCCACCCACCCAAGAGAGCCACCCCGAATGTTGGGGTGGCTCTTTTGTTGACTTTGGTTTTAATGGTGTCTTAAAAACCTTTAATGATGTCGCAGAGAATATTATGTATTCAGACAACACAATCGTGGCTTCAAGCGATTAAACAGAATTTTATAAAATCTGTTAAAAGTTTTTCATGGTGTCTTAAAAATTCTGTAAATCGCCATGTACGGTTGTATAAAACAATCATTAAAAGGAGGAAACACCATGGCTGGTCAGTCTAATTCCAAGGTCAAGCTCAGCCCCAAGTTAATTGAGCTGTGTAAAAGCCCTTTCATTGACACTGTAAATGCTATGCTGGACGCTGGGGAAAATCCCAACCAGGTATGCCGGTGGATAAATGGCCAGGGCTTCAAAATCAGTGTTCCATTGGTGTATGAGTATTCCAAAATTAGGAAGCAGTGTATCATCAACAACATCAATATGGACAAGCTCATCGGAGTGGCCAAGGCACCGAATGTAACCGTGGAACGCTCCCAGGGCTACGATGGACGGCAGAAGAAGGTCAAGTCAGAGATTGAAGCCCTTGACCGTGTTATCCAGCTGGGCTATGATAGCCTGGAGCGGTTTTATGGGGATGCTGAAGGGAGCGTTGGCAAGCCTGTTCCTATCGCCACTATGCTGGCGGCTATTCAGCTGAAGAACAACCTGACAGAGGGTGCCCACGGGTTCCTCACAGGCTACGGCCTTGAGCAGCTGCGTGAGGTAGAACAGCAGAAATATGCCATTTTATTTGACACCTTAATGTCTTTTATCCCGGAGAGCCAGCGGGACATCGTCACTGAGGCAGTCAATCAGGCTGAAGATGAGTATTATCAGACCACTGACTATTATGCTGAGTACCTCAAAGCCAAGGGCATGGACGATGAGGCCATAGCCAAGCGGCTGGAGGAAGTAAGAGCGGCTAACGCAGCCCAGGACGCTGAAGCTGAGGATGATGTCACCCTCAAAATCTAAGGGTATGTCACGCTATATTATTCCTATGCTGGGGGCCTTGTCCATCCCCAGTGAGGGGTACTTCCATCTTGCTACCACCGCTTCATGATTACTCCTGTGGCAACTGCGAACGGCCACCCTGCAATAGTGGGGTGGCATGTTCCGTCTTTGAGGGCTTAAACATTAAATTTAATCCAGGGGTAACTTAAATTTGTTAAAAGTCCAAAGGTTCATTGTTAAATACCAGAATTTACACCGGAATTTGAGTGTAAAAGTTACCACTGCGGCTTGTATTAAATCAATTAAATAGGTAAGTAACCTGCTTGGGCTGTGGAGTTCTCTGCAGCCCATTTCATTTGCCCAAAACTTCTTGAAAAATTTTTCGAGAAATTTTCAAAAACCACTTGACTTTTGGGGTGAATGATAGTATGATATACTTGTCCCACAGGAATACGACAAAATAACCCACACAGGAGGATTTCAATATGAACGCTACTCTGAACACCCGTTACATTGACGCCAAGGCTCACCTGGGTTACTTCGGAAAGCCTGGTTGCTACACCAGCATCAGCATGAAGGCTAAGGCCATTGACACCAAGCGGGACGGCAAGCGGGTTTTCATCCCTGTGGACGATGCTGAGGCGGCCCAGTTCCAGGTGGGCGACAACTACGGCAACTGCCTGTTCATGAGCCGCAAGGACGGCAACACCTTGTTCAAGGCCCTGAAGCTCAACCTGATTGACCACACCTTGACTGGCTGGGAGCTGCATCACGCTATCACCCGGTTCCTGAGCTACCATGGCATCATCTACACCACTGGTTGCTCCCGGCCCTGATTAAATTTAATCCACACACCCTTTTCTTAAACAGGAGGTACACCATGAAGCTCTTCAACAGTCTGCCGGACGCCAAAGACATCGAGCGGTTCCTGGCTAAGCACAACCTGAGCGGCTATCAGTCCATCCAGCTCATTAAGGAAACCCCCAAGGACATCAACCTGCACCTGGACTTTGGTGACGGTGAGGAAGGTGATATCACTATCTGCCGCCGCAACGGATACAACGGCAACTACCGCATCACCCTCTGTAGCATGTAAGGAGGTAAAAACCATGTGTGATATTTGGAAGGAAGTCAAGCGGCTGACGCTGCCTGGTGGGTACATGGCCCGGTTCCTCACCGTGTTCACTGATGCCCGCAGCCAGATGAGTGACAGCCTGGCACCCTCTTGGATGCCTACCAATCAGCACTGTGTTGATGTCTACGACACAACCACCCAGTTCATTTGTGACCCACTCATTTCTGTTCGGGTGGACAAAGCTACTGGCAACAACATCTACAAGGCCATGAAGCACTTCACCCTTCCAGGCCACGTCACTGACTGGCTGGACAACACCCTGGCGGCCATCAAGGCCAACGGCACATTCTCCCAAAACTGTGGTTACCACGGAGAAATCAAGGAGGTACAACAATGAAAAGAACACTGGTGACTGAGTATGAGGGTCACTTTGGCCCATTCTTCCAGAAGGAAGCAGCCAGAACGGCTGAGATGTGGGAGCAAGCCTATGTCCAGGACGGTGTGGTGCGGTGGAAGTCCAACGACCAGGTGCCCCCGGATGACATCCTGGAGCTGTGGCACCATCTGGGCAAGCCTTTTAAGTACCAGAAGAGCCTGACGGTGAGTAAGCATGAGACTGAAGTGGCCCTTGCGGAGTACGCCTGGAGAGAAAGCCACCGGGAAAAGACAGCTGAGGAATTGGCTGAAATGAGAGCGGCCTTTGGACCGGGTGCCACTGTAGTCAATGTCTTGACCGGGGAGCGCACGCAGCTGTGATTAAATTAAAACTGTGGGGTGGTCATCTTAAAATCCAGGTCACCCCACAGTTTTTATGTTAAATCGAGAAATCGACTTTATTTTTATCAGAGCGGCCTACAAGAGGTCAACAATAAACAGGAGGTCAAGACATATGGAAACCAATATCAAGGAGCTGGCGGCAATCCTCAAGAAGCTCACCCCCCAGCAGACAGCTGAACTGTCCACGGAGCTGGACATCACTCAGGACGATGTGGCCGTGGCCAAGCGGTTGCCCACCGCCCAGGAGCTGCGGACATTCCTGACCAAGCTGGGAGCGCCCATTCACAACAAGGGCTTTGAGTACATCGTGCAGGCCACCCTGGTGGCTTTGGACAACCCCCAGGTGCTCAGCGGCGTGACCACGAGTTTGTACCCGGAGGTGGCCAAGCGGGTGGGTTCCACGGCCAGCCGGGTGGAGAGGGCCATCAGACATGAGCTGGACTGCATCTGGGACGGCGGCTACACTGACCGGGAAATGGCCTTTGATAAGCTGGGCTTTGCGGTGGCCACCTCTGCCTCTGCTGGCAGACCTACCAACGGTGAGTTCATCGCCGCCCTGCACAACCACTTTCGTCTGGACTGACATCAAGGGCGCTGGCCACCTGGGAGAGCCGGGTGGCCAGCTTTAATTTAATCAGGGGGTGTTAGTGTGTATAGCCACTTTTCTCGGAAAGACCCACGGACAGAATTTCACCAGGCTACCCAGTATATGTACTTTGTTCAGCACTCTGAAACCCATGGGGGCTGTTTCGTGCTGTTACGGACTGACCCTGATACACAGTGCAAAGACATTGACTATTTCTGTGGGTTTTATGGTAAGACCATCTACAGAAATGTCACCATGTTGGGTTGGCTACCTGAAAACAGCCATGTGGCCCAAAGAATTGAGCCTAAACAGGTACAGGAAATTGTGGTGCTTAACGACTACCATGGTGGCTTTTTCATGAATCTGTTTGGTGACAACCAGGCATGGGAGAAATTCCAAGAAGTTCTGCGGAATGAGGGCTTGATTTGATGAGCCCAGTTAGACAACCAATCATAACCAGGCGGCCCATCTACACTTTGGAGATACAAAGCCAGTGGGACGATAAGGTGAAGCAGGATTGGAAAGACGTCAAGGAGCCTATGTATGACCCTTCCACAGGCTACCTTAAAATCACCCGAAAAGACAATGGGTATTTTTGGTCAACTGTCACCGCTATCGTCCAGGGCAGTGTGCTGTATGTACGGTTCAAGAGCTACACCAGGGGCCTCAAACCCAAGTACCTGACGGTGCACCACTTTGACCAGTTTACTGCGGTGGAAATCCTTCAGGCATACCCAGCTTTGGGGCGGCATTTTGAGGACATCATACATTGGGTTTATCACACCCTGGGGCTGCCGTTGGGCTATGTGGTGTCTATCCTGAAGGAGGTGTAATTGATGAAGCGTAAAATCATTGAGGCCCTCAAAGTCATCGGCACAATCTTGTTTGTTATCGCCGTTATCCTGTTGATGAATTATCTGGACTACCTGAAATGGTCTGTTATCTTAAATTAAAATTGGGGGTGTATCTTAAAATGGCAAAAATCACTGTATCCGTGCCCGCTGGGCAATTCTGCGCCGATAAGACCCACTTGGGTTGCCTGTATGATACCGTGGGAGTTATCCCTGGTGACCACCGTTGCGCCCTGTTCGGTGAGGCTTTGGACAAGGTGGAAGTTCAGACGCAGGAAGGGCGTCAGCGGTTGCTGTACAAGTGCCCGGCGTGTATGAAGCTGATGAAGCCTGATTCATATGACAAGCCCATCGAGTCACTGCATGTGCTGTGTAAGGGCTGGAGGTTCAACTGATGGGAAAGTGGCAGAAGATTGACAGCAGTCAGTGGCCTGACGTGGGTTGGGCTGAGTATGACTTTATCCCACAGCAGGTGCGGCTCCACAATGTGAAGTGCTTTGACATGTACAAGATAGATGCCAGCGGTCAGTGCTTCACTATCTATCCGTTGAAGGCAGAAGGTGAGCAGTGCCAGAAATACCTGGTGCTTCATAAAGGCCATGGCGTGACAGTATCTCAGACAGGCAACATTATCACTTTGGATTGTGACCTGACCACCTTTGAGCAGGTGTGGGTGCCATTCTTTGACCTCACTACAGACTATCAGAATGAGCAAAACCTGATACTGTTGGCCGCCCAAGGGCAGATATTCACGGCGGCAGACCAGTGTGGTGGTATTCGGATTTTACGGCAAGACCCATGGGAGACACTTCTGCAGTTCATGATGTCGAGTGCCAACAATATCCCACGCATTCGGCAGCTGGTGAAGGCTATTGCGGATGAATACGGCTGCTATCCCATGGAGGGTATGAGCCTCCACTACAAATGCTTGCCCAGCTGGGTTTTTCTGCGGAATAGGGGCCTGAACGCTGCTCACTTGGAAGCTGGGTTGCGGAGACTGGGCTGTGGCTACCGGGCCAAATACGTGGCGGAATTGTTTGCCCGTTTTCAAGAGCCTGAGTGGGAGCAGTTCACCAACCATACAGGTGATGCGGAGCCAGGGCAATTCCACAAGTGGCTTACCAGCTTGAACGGCGTGGGTGATAAGATTGCCAGCTGTGTCGAGCTGTATGGGCTTCACGACATACAAGCATACCCGGTGGATACCTGGATGGAGAAAATCCATGCCAAATACTTCAACAGCAAACAGCCTGAGCCGCCGTATGAGGGAGCACCCATGGGCCTCATCCAGATGTATCTTTACTACTGGGAGAGGGCCTATGCGCCTGATTAAATTTAATCTGGGGGTGTACTGTGATGTATCAAGATGGTTCCTTTATGCTGCGTGAGTGTCCTATTACCAAGGACACTCCACAGTATATCCATCGCACCCGGTGGGCCTCTGTCACTGAGGCTATGCCTGAGAAAGCACTTCCAGGGGGCTCACAGCGACTGATGATTCCTTGCCTTGTGGCAAGAGCAGGCAATAATCGGAGTGTTACCAAGCTCATGCGTATGCGTAAGCGGTTGCCTGATGGCACCTTTACAGAGTGGCGCTGGCCTAAAAACATCAAGCCTGGTAATGAGCCCACCCACTGGTGTTTATGCCCAAAAGCACCCTTTGTTGTGCCTGATTAAATTTAATCCAAGGTGATGATTTTAATGGCAGAACAGTCTGAGCTGGTGCTTACCCATCTCAGCATTGAAAACCTGTGGACCAACCCTCATATGACCCTTGATGGTGTTCCGTACTACCCAGCGGCACAGCTGGCCTGTATCCCGGATGAGGTGGAACGCCTGATGGCATTTTTGAAAACCCAGTACCCCGAAAAATAATTTCAAAAACTTTCCAAAAACCTCTTGACTTTTCTGTTGATTGGTAGTATGATATGCTTGTACCCGGAAAATACCCACAGGAGATTGGGCACTTGCCCATGAGTATCAAGGAGGTAAACACATGGCAAAATTCTACTTCACCTATGGCACCGATGGCCAGCCGTTTGTTGGTGGTTGGACTGAGGTTGAGGCCCCCACCCGCAAGGCTGCTTGCCAGATGTTTCGGGTGTTCCACCCGGACAAGACAGAGGGACTGCTGAACTGCTCCAGCGTGTATGATGCCCAGGACTTTGAGAGCTGCGACATGTACATCAATGGCAACTTCGGTGTTAAGTGCCACGAGGTTATCAAGCTCACCCGTGAGCTTGCGGAAAACGACAAGGAGGTACGTTAACATGGCAACCAACAAAGCTACCAAAGAGGCCCTCACCAGCATCTACGACACTATCAATACACCCAAGGAGCTGGTCACCTATGTGATGGCTCACGGTCTCAGCACTGCGGTGAACGACATCTGCCGGGTTCAAGACATCTTTGGTCGTGCCCCCATCTGTGACCTGGTGGAGCTGGCCAACGATGATAACCAGGCCGCCAACAAGGCGGGGCGCACCCACAGCTACCAGTCCACGTTCTACATGGTGCTGTTCCATATTTGGAATTGGGAGGATGCCACCCGGTTCTACAACCAGCATACCAACCCAGAGCCGAAAGCCTGGATGGCCGCCACCACAGCAGCCAAGGCAGAAGCCCAGCAGGCAACATCAGCGCTGAAAGACCTTCAGAAAAAGCACGACAAGCTGTGGGAGGATGTAAACGCCCTGGGCAAGGCCAAATTGGAGCAGGAACAGCGGGCAGGACAGGCTGAAACCCAGTTGGCAGCGGCCCAGCAGACCATTCTGGAGCTGAAAGCCAAGTTGTATGACCTGACGATGAACAAGTAAACGACAGACTTGGGTGGCTACTACGCCACCCAGTTTTAATTTAATCCACACCCCGTTTTCTGCCACCGAAAAATTTTTCAAAAAGTTTTGGAAAACTACTTGACTTTTCCTTTGTTTGGTAGTACAATAAGATTGTGGCCAAGATAGGCCCCAGACAAGGAGGTATTTCAAATGGCAAAGCGTTTTGCCCCCAAAGCGGTTGAGGCCATCCAGGACACCTTGGGAATGACTCTTACCCAAGAGCAGATTGACAAGGGCTATGTCACATTCTCCATTAAGAGCCGCTGGCCCTGGAAAACTGACCCTGCCATCGCTTCTATCAACCGTGATTGGCTGGACGGCCATTACACCGTGATGGTCAAGGTCAACCCGGCACCCTGCCCCGTTTACACGGATTTCTACAAGGAGGCCAAGGCAGTCCCCCAGTTGGCAAGAGCCTGTGCGATGCTGAAAAACTACTAACCCGGAAGGAGGCCCACATGACTGCGAGAATGCTTGCAGAGGTTGCGGAGTATGCAGCCACCCAGGGCTTCAAGGTGACCAGGTTTACCCCGCTCACCTATGAGCTAAAAGGTCAAGACCAGAGCACATTCACCTTGAGCCTGTTTCCGTTTCACAACGTCATCAATTTGAAGAAGGATGACACCAAGCACAGTGAGTTGGACCGCAGTTGTCGGTCAACCACATCCGCCAAAGCCACCATCAATAGGGCCAGTGAATTTTGTTCCTATATGAGCGGTGACAAGTGAAGGAGGTAAGAACAGTGAAAGAGCAGAGAAACATCAAGGCCATCAACGAGTACCTGGCCACCTGGAAGGAAACTTGCTGGCGCTACTACAATGACCTGCTGGATAAGTTCTATGGGGAGCTGCCCCGGCAGCAGGAGCTCAAACGCCAGCTGCACGGCTACAAGTACGGCACTACCCCTAGGAGCGTCTATGATGATATCATCAAGGAGCTGGGTGAGTTCAACCGTAAGCTGGAGCGCAAGAAGGTTGTTCCCGGCGATTACAAGCATGGCTATGGCACCCCCTACTGGGTCACCGGGGAGTATTACCCCATCGCTGAGTTCCTTAACAAGGGCCTGAACTCCAAGACAAATGGGTTCCCCAGCCGCACCTTTGTAGAAAACCTCATCAACGACACCCTGGACAGGGAAGTGGCTGCAAAGTATGACATGATAGTGGAGCGTGCCACCCAGAAGGTTGGCAAGGTGGTAGACGCCAGCGGCCTGTATGTGGGTGACAACGGGGAGCTGAATGGGTACGTCAAAGGCAGCACCGGCAAGAAGGTCAAAATCACTACCATCGGCGCAGGTGGATATAACATCCAGTGCTTCCACTTCCGGGTGCTGATGAACCTGGTCAAATAAACACCCTACGGCAAGCAGAAACCCACCCAGACAGCCGCCCGGACAATAGCCTGGGAAAAGACCTGCTGGGTGGGCGGGCAGCCCCTACGGCACAGATTAAATTAAATCCATACACCCGTCTTTGTTTAAGGCAGGAATACATAGGAGGTACACTCATAAAAGCTATTGACGACAAGATGGAAAACCTCATCCGCAAGGTCAAGGCGCTGTATGCGCTGTCGGAGAATAACCCCAGCAAGGAAGAAGCCACCAGAGCAGCTATGAAGGCCCAGGAGCTGGTTGCCAAGTACAACCTCACCATCACTGACACCGAGGACAAGGTGGAGTTGACGACATCCCAGTTCCACACTGGCATCGACAAGTCCTGGAAGTATGGCTTGGCCACAATCGTTTGTGACAACTTCAGGTGCCACTGCTGGTGGGTGGGCAAGCACACCGTTATCTTCATGGGCTACCACCAGGACACCGAGGTGGCCCGGATGACCTTTGAATACCTGTTCAAGGTCTGTGAGAAGGGCGCCAGGGCACAGTGCCGGAAAGCCTACAAAGCCTATGGCACTGAGATAGGTGTGTATCCCAGTTACACCCGTGGTTTTCTGGCAGGTGTCAAGGAAAAGCTGGATGCACAGTGTGTGGCCCTGGCGGTGGTTACTCCCAAGGAGGTCACTGATGCTTTCACGGAGCGTACCAAGGACATGAAGCACTTTGACATCAACAAGGCCCGCACCGGCACTGAAAACTTCATCCGCAGTGAGTTCCACCGGGGCAAAGCAGACGGCAGAGCGGCTATGAATGGCCGTGCCCTGGAAGGAGGCAAGTGACCATGATGAGTAAGGATGAATTGAGCCGGGTCATTGGCACCCGGCTTCAGCGGCTGAGGAAAAGCAGAGGGTATCTTCAGCAGGACATTGCTGATGTGTTAGGTCTGAAGAAACAGACCATAAGTGGATATGAGAAGGGAAGATTCATGCCTGATTTTCTGGTGCTGGTGAATCTCGCTACCCTCTATGATGTCAGCTTGGATTACATCTGTGGCCGGGTGGACGTGGATGGCCAGACCTTGACCGGCACTCCGTTACATATCCTCACGCCCAAGGAGCTGGGTGACCTGAAGGAAAACTTGCGAATGGCTAAAAAGGCCCTGGCCAAGCTGGACAACATAGAAGGTGTGCTGAATGAGCTCACCAAGAAAGGAAATGAGTGATTATGACCACATCTATGCCCCCTGAGCTGTCTGATACGTCTGATACTCTGATGGAATTTGCACAGCGGTTAAGAGCCACCCGAAAATTCAGACACTTGACTCTTCTGCAGGTAAGCAAGCTGTTAAAGGTGTCCAAACAACGAGCTGCCCAGTATGAGTCAGGAGCACATTATCCCAGCATTACTCTCTTAATGAGACTGGCGGATGTCTACGGTGTCAGCATTGATTACCTTGTAGGGCGAGTGGAAGCCCCTGATGGATTTATCTTTGAGCCTATTGTGGACATAGCTCCAGAGGTGAAGACAGAGCTGAAAGAGATGGAAGCGGCCACTCAAACCAAGGTGAAGGTGCCGGTGGGTGTCCATGTAGAAGTAGCTACCAGAAAGCTCAAAGTGGCTGAGAGTAATGTACAACGGGCAATCAGTGCCATGGAGGTTATCAAAGAAACCCTGCGTATGGTAGCAGACACCGTTCCCGATGTCTTAAACACGTCAGATTAAATTAAAACAGGCCCCCACCGTGGGGCCTGGGGAGGTACATATGAAAACGATTGGTAAAGTTATCACCAATATCCTGTTGGCTGCGTGCTGTGCGTTTCTGCTCTGGCTCTTTGTATCCTGGGTGGACGTGAACATGCATAACGGCCTTAACCCGGACGGAACACCGCAGGGTGGCACTCAGTGGAAGTACAATGCCTTTGTCGTGATGCTGGAGCATAACGGCTATGATGTCATCAAGGAGGTGGAGTGATGGCTGAGAAGGTGTTTTGGGCCATTGTTGCTTTGATAGCCGTTGCACTGTTAGTTTGGACTGGCTATGAGGTACACTCCAAATCCACTACTTCTTGCGAGCTGTGCGGTAGCCCTTTGATTACTGGAACCAGCGTCAACCTGGATGGCTCTTGGTACCATGAGAGCTGCATTGTCTATGAGTGGACAAAAGAACATGAGAATTGATAGCTGACCATTGAGCGCCTGAGCCTTGTAAACGGTTGCAGGCGCTTTGTTTATCCAGACTAACAGGAGGTGGATAATCATGAGCAGATGTGGAAGCTGTCCGCTGTACTGGCCCGATGACAGCACCAGCAACTATGGTGTAACCTGCGAGGGTGACCAGGGCGTGGAGGAATGTGCCGACAAGCTCCAGGACTTGGTGAGTGCCCTCCAGAGTGAGGTCAGGCGGCTGGAGGCCACGGGTGTGAGGGAGTTGATGACGTGAAGAAACAATGGGAGCGGCTGGTGCGATGGATGAGGCGCACCAAGTTGCGTGTTCAGCACTACCTCATCAAGAAACTGGGTGGATACACAGAGCAGTACCAGCATATCCAACGTGTCTACCAGACACCCAGGCAGTCCCTTCAAATCCAGCGGCTGTCTCTGGAAAAGCGGCTCTCATACCCGATGGTGTCTGACCTGGGCCTCAACCAGATGGAGGATTACATCAAGTTCACCCAGCACCAGATGTCCTGCGAAATGGCTGATGCCTTGGCCGCCCACGGCATCATCTTTGAAAGCTCTAAGGACATTATCAGGAATGAAATGATACTGCGGGGTACGGTGTACCTTGTCAGCGCAGAGGAAGCAGCCAAGTCACTTCATCGGCTGATGTCGGCATTCCAGCCGTACTTCGATACAGACCAGGACGGGCAGCTGTATGATGTGAGAGTGGTAGGAGGTAGTGTATGAACATTGTCGTGGTATTCCTTGTCACCTACGTGGTGGTGCTGATACTTGCCCTGATAGTCACCGCCGTGTTTTGTCCTCGCAACAGCAGGTTTGTTTCCTTTAAGGATATGGCCCCAGCTACCGCAATGGCCACCGCCGTCTACGTGGGCATCACTATGCTGGTGTCCCTGTTGGTGATTTACGTCTGGGGCTACCTCTACTACCCCACACATTGCCACTCCTGCGGAGAGCCTATCACTGGTGCCTATTATTCAGTGGATAAATGGAGGTGGCACCCCGGCTGTTTTACTGAGAATGCCGTTTATCATTCCACGGAGATACCCAGCTGGCAATTTCCTGCTGAGCAGGAGGCACCGAACGCCCCCACTGTGGTAAAATCCTCAGCAGGAGCGGAAAACACCATAGAACGCATTTCTGGCACCGTAGAGGGTGCCCAGGTTAAATTTAATCAGGGGGAGTAGTCAATGTTAACACCAAAACAACTTTTGACGGCGGTAATTATCTGCTTTGTGTTGGGATTAGTCTGGCAGATTTGGGTAGACATCAAGAAGGGCACTTGGAGGGAGCTGGGCCCATATAAGAAGTACCCTGACTGGATTTATTGCGGGGTACACCCAGATGATGAGTTGTCTTGGGGTATGTGCTGTTCTTATGAGATGGCCTGTCGGTGCGTAGAGGAACACCATGGCACCCATGAGTGGATATGGATGTGTATCCTGCTGGTTTTTACAACCTTTTGGAAAGCTGTTGGCCGTGGGTTCTTGTTTCTATTCTTGGCCGGCATTGTTTATTCCATAGCCCAGGGTGTGTAAGGAGGCAGCTATGAGCCTGAAAACGCATGCCAACATCACCCGCTGGGTGATTATCGCCACAGACCAAACAGGTCAGCGTGGCTTTTTCACCCATTATGTATGGTGGAAGGGTGACAAGCGGGTGGCCAAAGACATCCAGTTTGCCATGACATTCCAGTCCAAGGAACAGGCCCAACGGGCAGTGAGGCAGTGGATTAACACTCAGGTACACAGTGTGGAATATGTGCCAGTGAACGTGCATATCAATTTGAAGAAGGAAGGCAAGTGTAATGGCGGCGGGTGACTGGTATTGTGATAATTGTCCGTATGAGTTCTGTTGTCCTGGTGAGTCCATTTGTCCCTATAAGCACGGGGCAGATGAGCCTGGGCCCTATGAATCTGGAGCTATGGACGATTGGCCTTGATATCGACTGCCCGCAAGGGTTGTAGATATACCAGCAGGCTTCCCTCCCACATGAGGCTTCCATGGCGCCAATGACTGCGTGGGGAGGTGCACACCACTTCACTTGCACGCACGAGGCAACCTGTAGGGACTGGATTGTAAATTCATCATCCTGGAGGAAATACGTTGGAACATAATAAACTGTCGCAGTCATGTTCGAGACTACACAGTGGGTGCGTAAAGCCCACTAATCATAAAAGAGTGGTCACGGCTGAGAAAGCTGTGGCCGCCTTTGTTTATTACACATCTATTAAGGAGGTATCCATATGGCTATTATTCTGGACGGTAAAGCATGCGCTGCTACCGTGAAGGCCAACGCCAAGGAGAAATTGGCCGCCCATAACTTCAGGTATCCCCCGGCCCTGGGCGTGGTGATGGTGGGTAACAACCCTGCCAGTGAGGTCTATGTCCGCAACAAGAAGAAGGACTGTGAAGAGGTGGGGTTGGGCTTTGTCCTGAAGGCTCTGCCCGCCAACAGCCCTGTCCCCGTCATCAAGAACGCCATCCACATGCTCAATGAGTCCAAGAAGGTTGCCGGCATCATCCTCCAGCTGCCCGTAGACGGCCTCACCGGCAACAAGCTCCAAGCGGTCATTGATGAGATTGACTGGAGGAAGGACGTGGACGGCCTCACCACTACCAGCGTGGCGGCTACCCATTTGGGTTTGCCTCATTCCTTTAGGCCCTGCACCCCGGCTGGTGTCATGTACCTGTTGGAATACCACGGTATCAGCGTGTGGGGTAAGCATGTGGTCATCCTGGGCCGCTCCAACATCGTGGGTAAGCCGATGGCGGCCATGATGATGAAGGAAAACGCCACTGTGTCCATTTGCCACTCCCAGACTGCTTCTGAAGATATGCACACCCTGATGGAAAATGCTGACATCATCGTGTCGGCTGTAGGAGCGGCCAACAAAGACAGCAGCGGTAAGTCCTACTACACTGTCACCGATGTCGATGTGACTGATGCCTGCCGGCCCCAAATCCTGATTGATGTCGGCATCACCAGGGGTAAGGACGGCAAGCTGTACGGTGACATTGACCCGGACTGCTATGACAACCCCAACGTGGTAGCATACACCCCGGTGCCTGGTGGCGTGGGCCCCATGACCAGGGCTATGCTGATTCAGAATGTTGTAGAGGCAGCGTGTCAGTATGGTTGGTGATAAGCCATAACCCACTGCGCCAGTATATTTAGTACAAGAGCACCCACCATGAATATACTGACAAGGAGGTAACACGCCATATGACTAAAGCCAAGCGGCTGCTCAGCGTGGAGGTCATCAGAGCCAGGAAGGGTGAGCCCGTCTATCTGGTTGATAGCTATTCCAAGACTGAGCGGTGGGAAATCATCAAAGACATCGAGTCAGACGCTGAGGGTGAGCGCCTGATATGCGAGAGTGGCCTGCACTACGACATGGCCAAGTACGGGATGCTGGAGGGCTGGACAGCCTATGAGGTGTCAGACGGCCTCTGCTCTGTAGATATGCGGCCCTGTGTCCGTAAAGCCAAGGACTGGCCCCGCTATGCTCATGAGAAGAAGGGGCAGCGGGTGCTGGTCATCAAGGCTGGCCACCACATCCTCATCCGGGAGGACACCATTCACAGCTTCATCAAGCCTGATGATGTGGGCTCTGGGTACGTGAGAATGTTCAGCGGTGACACCTACCCGCTGTATAGCTACGGGGAAACCTGGACGGCTCATGAGCTGATTACTCTGCCCCCGGACACCCAGCCCCAGCCGCCCAAGCACGAGACAGGAGACACCAAGCGGTGCCCAAAATGTGGGTGCTGCCACTTTACCTACAGTGAGGTGTTCAAGAGCTGGGCCTGTATGGATTGTGGCCACGTGGAGCATGAGGAATGCCCCTGTTAAATTTAATCTGAGAAGGTGATTGCTTTGGCAAAGTTCACCGTCACTTATAAGTGCCTCAACTGTGGTAGGCTCCAAAGGGAAACTGTGGAGCTGGGTGTAGAAACTGCTGTGGAAGCAATGGACTTGTACATCCGTGCCAAGTATGAGGGTGGCTTTGTACGTGAACCAGCCATTAGAAACCTGGCGCCTGTCAAGCGGTGTGACTGTAATGGCTTCACCGCCCATTTGGGCTATCAGAAACCTAAAGCAGGGCTGGCCCCTGTCGTTTCATTCACCAAGCGTTAAGCAAGATGGACACCCCTTCCATGGACAAGGAAGGAGGGTTAAAACCCTATGAGAGGAAACTTGGACACCCGCCCTATCAACCTGGGGGAATACTACGTGGCCAACAAGTCCACTGTCCGGGCTACTGCCGCCCACTTTGGGGTGAGTAAGTCTACCGTGTGGAAAGACCTCACCGTGAGGCTGCCATACCTGAACCATGCCCTGTCCAAGGAAGTGGCTGCCCAGATGGAAATCAACCTCAACGAGCGCCATATCAGAGGTGGCAGGGCCACCCAAGCCAAGTTCAAAGGAGGTGAAAGCCATGAGTGAGCTTTTGGACAAGCTCCAGCAGGAGCTAAAAGATGACCTGACAGCTCTGGAGAGCTTGGAAAAGCAGCTGGAGAAGTGCAACCAGGTGTTGGAAATCGTCAGGAAGATGCCTGACAACGAGGCATTTGCCATCCTGGGCGTGGGGATTGGTGATACCGTCAGCGCAGAGGTCAATCTACGGGGATTGGACACGAGCCTGGTTGGTGCTCTGGTAGCTATTCTGGAGCGCACGCAGCAGACACTGACCCAGAAGATTCACGCCATTCAGGCCAAGTACCCTGAAGGCTTTGATGGTGTCACCCTGCCTGGTCAGCGGCCTATCGAGCAGCACATTCACTACCATTACCACAACGACTGTCCTCCGTCCCCAGATATGCCCTGGTGCCCGTCTGGTGCGCCCCGGCCCCCCAAGCCGTATGACGATGGACAGCTGGGTGGTGGTGTATGCCCTTGCCCACCTCCACCGCCCCCGGACTGCGACTGTGGATGTCAGCCCACAGAGCCTGACATTGACCTAGAGGAAGGGGAGCCCATACCCCCAGAGGAATTGCCCCCTGGGTGCGACTGCGGATGCACTCCCGGCACCACGCCGGGTGATGGAGAAACCACCCCGCCTACCACTGGTGAGGAAACTACTGACCCGGCTACCCCGACACCGTAGAGCTGCGGAAAAACAACAAATATAGCCCATCTGGGAATACCCCAGGTGGGCTTTGTTTATTTTGAAGGAGGTGGACAGAGTGGCTGAGAGTATCAATGCAGCTATCAGGCGGCATGAGCGTTCTATGAAGAAGCATCAGGAGGCCCTGGACAAGCTGTTGAAGAAGGCAACCTGGTGCCCTAAGTGTGGAGCCTACTATGAAACGGACAAATGTGGTGATGACTGGAAAAGCAGGTATCAGCGGGGAGTGGTCATCCACGCCGACGCCGGGTATGGTGATGACGATGAGCTGGCTGATGTCACCTATTCGGAGCACTGGAGGATTTGCCCCAAGGGCCATCCAATGAAGATGGTTGACCGCCTTACCACTAAGGTGGAAAACAAACGCTACAGGACATGACACCTCAGATTAAATTTAATCCACACTGGCCGCTTTGGTTTACACCAAGCGGCCTTTGTTTATTATGTAGAATTTTGTACAGGAGGTACGACACCATGAAGTGGTTGAACCCGAAAACCAACAAGACATACGGCTCTGTCTTGGAGGCTCTGGTGGACTATATGTGCCCTGGGCCTTGTATCGACTGCCCAATTAACAAACCTCAGCAGGGCACTATCCCGTCTGACCCCATTTTGATGGTACATGGACAACCGTGTATCAAGTATGTGAGAGACAACCCGCTGCAGGCCGCTGAGTTGATGGGCCTCATCCAGGTGGAAACCCTGGCGAGTGATATGACCTTGGCAGAGGTTCAGCAGATGTGCTCTATTCGGGCAAGTGAGTTTGGCTCTGATATGTGCGTGGGCTGTGTGCTGTACGGGGAGCGCAAGGAGTCATACCGGGAACCTCAGTTGACCAATGGCTGTAAGCTGATGAACCGTGGTGTCTCCCCGAACAACTGGCAGCTGGAAACCTTCATCACCTTTGACCCTGCTGAACAAGTTCAGCTGCGTGGGTTGCGGGATGCCTTTGGAGAGGCAGCTATCATTGAGCGGACTGTTAATGGAGCCTTGATGCTGTGCGCCCCAGATGTAAAAGTGGAGCTGCCCCGGCAGTGGTGGAGTGCTCTGCCCAATGACACCGCTTTCACCATGACAGAGGCCCAGAAAAACAAGTTTGCTGGTGCCCCTGTTAAGTGTACCTGGCACCGTAAGGAGCTGCCCAGGCGTATGCCCTCACCACCGCTGAAGTCTGATGCTGGGAGGGCAGGGGAGTTCACTGACGAGCGGGGCATGTTGGACCCGCAGTCATATAAGCAAGGAGGTTAACATCATGGCAAACAAGCAGGCAAGGAAGTACCGTGGCCCCCGGACGCCAAAGTGGCACCGGGTGGTCTGCGGCGTGGCGGCTGGGCTCTTGCTCATCGCCGTAGCAGCTATGGCAATTGGAGGTATCTTGGCATGAAACACTATGACGTAACAGCAACCCCGGAGCAGATACTCAGCCGGGACTTCTCAGAGGATTTTGTCCAGAAGATGCGCAACCGTATCGTGGTCAGCCACTACAAGTACGGCTGGATGAAAGACACCTACCCTGAGCTGGCAGACGCCATCGCCTGCCTGGAGGAACGGCTGGGGCTGTTCAAAAAGACCGGCAACCTGGAGCACCTGGTGGACGTGGCCAATTTTGCCATGATTGAGTATCTTCATCCCCGGCACCCCAACGCCCATTTTGAGGGAACGGACAGTGACAAGTCCCCCGGTCTGGTGGGCACCAGCTACAAGCAGATGATGGATGAGGTTGAGGGGAAGGATTATTAACATGAACAGACATGACATCAAGCAGCACCTGACCGATGTCCTGAAGGGCTGGACGGACAGCCTGGATGGAAGTGAGGTGGCGGCCCATATTCAAAATCACTGTTTCTTTGCGGGTGGCTCCATCGCCAGCTTGCTTACAGACACCCCAGTGAATGACTATGACGTGTACTTTGATAACACCACAGCCTTGCGGATGGTGGCTGGGTACTACGTCAACCAGTGGAATAACAGGCACATTGATGCCCGCCAGGTGGATGTCGTTCTGGACAACGGTAAAATCCAGATGGAGCTGGGCGGTGAAGGCATGGTCAACACCTCTATCACCGAGGACACCAAGCCGTATGAGCCTGTGTGCTTTACGGATAACGCCATCACCCTTTATCACCCGCATGGTAACATCCAAATCATCACCCGGTTCAGCGGCAGCCCGGCAACTATCATCCAACAATTTGACTTTGCCCATACCACCTGCTTCTATCAGCCCAGCGGCAACCGCTTGGTGTTACCTGAACAGGCTCTGGAGAGCATCGCAACCCATGAGTTGGTCTACACCGGCAGCGCCTACCCCCTGAGCAGCCTCATTCGCACCCGGAAGTTCATTCAGCGTGGGTGGAAGTGCAACGCTGGGCAATACCTCAAGATGGGCCTTCAGCTTCACGCCCTTGACCTGACTGACCGTACCACTCTGCGGGAGCAGCTGGTGGGGATTGATATGAGCTACTTTGCGGAGCTGTTGATGGCTTTGGACGCTATGGACACCACCAAGGAGAAGTTCAGCAACTCCAAGCCATTTTACAACCCGTTCCAGCAGGGAGAGAATGACCTGGGCGCCACTCTGCTGAACCTGGTGAATGAAATCTGGGGGTGAGGGTGTGAAGAAGTACCCTGACAGGATTTACGCTGGGTTGGACGAGTATAATCATAGGACGTGGGGCAATGCCCCCACCTATGATAAGGCCAGGCAGGTGAGGGAGTGGCGCTATGAGTATCAGCGGAAAGAGAACATCAAACTGACTGTTGGCCTGTTGGTTGTGGTGGCCATGTTGGCCTTTTTTATCTGGAGGGCCTGACTATGTACATCGTAGACCCGCCCACCGTGGCCACCTGGGCATTCGCCAAGGCAGAGTCATACGGCATTGACCTCCTGAGCCTGAGTGACCTTCATGACTTTGGATGGGCAATCCAAGAGGCGTGTAACAACCAGGACTTGGATGTGTTGGTGAACCGGCAGCCCCAGGATTTCAGAGACATGACTGCCCGGTGGTATGATGACCATAGTCATCAGTATTTCTTGCTCATAACGAAGGACGAAAAGCACTATGTACGCCGGGTGGCTAACCTCTTGATATTGAAAGACCGCTTCACCCCTGTGAAGGATGTGTTCAAGGCCATCCTGGCCATCCCATTCTCACCCACGGATTTTCCCTTGGAGATAGGTTGTGGTGGCTGTCTTCATAGCACTCAGCACTATGAACCAGACCCAAATAACATCGTGTGTAAAGGGTGCCGCCGTTATGCGCCTGACCACTATACACCCAAGGAGGTAAAGTGATGATAAGGTGGCTGAAACGCTTTATTCATGGTGTATTCTGGCAGTGGCATCTTTGCCCGGTGTGCCGAGGCTATGAAGCTGTAGGAAATCATGACCTGTGCTATGGCTGTAGGAAGGGGAGCCACTTCACCACCCGGCTGCGTGTATATCCAGGCTGTCTCAACCAGTGGACTTTGGAAAAGTATGGATTCAACGCTTTTAACGAGGTGGTGGAACGGCCTGAAGGCTGGCAGAAGAGGTTGCCCCAGTATATCCGCTTTGGCACCAAACACCAAGCCTACATCGCTATTGACCCTTCCACCGGGGCAGTGGATACTACTAATTGGAATGACCTCACCATCCAGCGCATGATAGCAGATGGAATAATCATCAACCAGATGTAAATCCAAGGAGGAATGACCAGTGGAATACTTTATCAAGAAACCCAAGCTCAATAAGCGCACTATGGCCAAGTACGGCTTCAAGCGGGGCAGTGAGTGGAATGTCAACCCTGCCTACTATCAGGAGGGCCAGGTGGCCAAGGGGTGGTTCAAGTTCCCTGTCATCGTGACGGAGAATGACAGCAAGGTGGCTACCTTGCCCGGTGGCACCCCCATCGGCTGGCTATACGCTGACCCTGAAACCGGCAAGCTAAGTGTGGTGGTCAACCTGAACAAGACCACCGCCGACAACCTGAAGCCTGAACAGGCCCAGGAGCTCAGGGACAGCAACACCGTGGCGCTCTTTGAGCTCCTTAACCGTCTGATGGACACCCACAAGCAATTCATCAGTGACGGCGTTCTGGAGGTGGTCTGACCTATGTTTATCCACGAGCAGTTTGCCAGCTGCTCCAGAGCAGAGGTGAAGAGCTGCTATGAATACCGGGAGAAATGGCTGAGGGAGCGTGAGCGCCTGATGGCCGATGGCGTTATGGAGGACTACCCCATGATAACGGCCACCCTGCGCATTATGGCAGCCCATAAGCGCCACGAAATCAAGGTGCTGAAGCGGTATGAGCGCCTGATAAAGAAGTACAAGTTGGCTCATGTACGTGACCTGGCTGACGTGGATGAGCCTGTGGAGGGTGACGATGAAAAACAAGCCAACATCGAGTAAACGCCCCATGTCCAGAGAGGCCCTGTATGAGGCTATCCGGGTGATGAACCGGGACACCTTACAGAAGTGTGCTGCCAAGGGTGTCTACCTGTTGGTGATGGACCCTCAGCACTATTTCCCGAAGGTGAGGTGTCACCATGACTGAGCAGCCCTTGCGGTGTCCCTACTGTAAGCCCTTTGAGCCAGGAAAAGGCAGAGTGCGGGTGAAGTTTGACGGTGAGCAATATTTCATCGAGCACCTGGAACACGTCTATCATGGCATCCCACCCTGTAAAGCCCTCACCCGTGAGGAATGTGTGCACTTGTGGAACCTCTGGGTGGAAGCTGTTTGGGACAGCATCCACATGGAGAACGGCCCTATGATATGGGATGGTACAAATACCGATGAAGTGGTGAACTGGTGCTGCGCCTGGATGCCTGACCTATGCCATATTACAAACATCACCCATCACTCTGTCACCGGGCGGCTGGCTCTGTCTATCGAGCCAGCCGACATCATGAGGAAGTCTGACATGTACATCCCCGTGGGGGCTATCCTCATGCGGCGTGAGAATCAGTACAACAGGTACATCAGCGTGTCGCCATAACCTTTGCGGATATTATCAGGCAAGGAGGTGACCAGGATGAGCTACCATCTGGACAAGATGCCTTACAAGGATTTCAGCTTGCCGAAACCTCACAAGGAGCGGCTTATTGATGCTGGGCCTGTACCTGACTTGTCCACCCGTTATCCTGTACGCTGCCCCCTGTGTGAACAGGAGGGGCAGTCAGGTAAGATGTCCTTGTGTTTTGACCAGGTTCATCATCGGTACTTTGTCAAGCACCAGACCCCGGCTCAGCATGACATCCCTCTTTGCGGAGGCACCACGGGGGCTGAAACAGTTCAAAAGTGGAATGACTGGGCGGCCAATCAGCGCCTCAATTGACAGCGGCTCTGTCCTTTGAAGAGAATACACCCCAGCGGTTCAAACCAACCAGGATATTGTACCATGTAAGCTATGGTCAACCTGGCGTAACCGCTGGGGTGTACTTTTTGAAAGGAGCTGAGTTGTATG